GCCGCTTAAGGTATAGTCCGTCCCCGTCGAGAGGCGTTATTCACACAAAGACTATTGTAGAACAGTCCCGAATGTGAATTGTAATTAGGTTGCCATTGGGTTGGCACAATTTCAAGCTAAAGAATCCACCGATATACCAAAAGAAGTATATGAAAAGATTAAAAATGAATTGAAAAAAGAACGAATCTCAATAACAAATTTACGTCGCACCACCCTCAAAAAAAAGAAAATTCGAGAAATCTTGCGCAAATTAGATTTAAACAAATATTATGAACATATTCCTCATATTATTAATCGCCTAAATGGCAAACAACCCCCTACAATTCATCGCGATATTGAAGAAAAATTACGACTTATGTTTAAGGAGATTCAAACTCCTTGGGTAATGTTTTGTCCCACAAAACGATGTAATTTTTTGTCATATGCGTATGTTTTATACAAATTTCTACAATTATTAGAAATGGACGAATATCTGGAAGAATTCGATCTCTTGAAATCAAGAGAAAAATTAGCAGATCAAGATAAAATGTGGCGTAAAATTTGCGGCTATTTGAGATGGGAATTCATTAAAACAATTTAGAATTAATCTTATAACTATACTCTTTTGTTGCATCGCTTTAAAAAAGCAATCACAAAAAAAACAAAACAAAATCAAAAATCAAAAATTAAAAAATCAAAATTAAAAATTAAAAATCAAAAAATCAAAAACAAAACAAAAACAAAAACAAAATCTTTTTTTATGTAGTTATAATATTAATTCAAGTTCTTTTTACAATTTTTGTCTTCTATTTATGAAGATAAAAAATGTAAAATATATTTACTATGTGATTTTCAAATAATTTTTCCAACAAGTTTGTCTTTTGCCAATTTAAGATTATTTTTTAATGACCAATCAAAGAAAACCTTACAATCAACCACTGAATTATCTACCCGATTACAATAATCAATTTCCCCATTGTAAATTAATTTCACTGGAAAATCACAATGTCTATTAATGTCTTTAACCATTCGTTGTAATGCTAGACAATTTAATGTTGATTCATGTCTTTTTTGTAGTTCTTTTTCATATGTTTCCGAACTCATGCGAATGATGTCGTCATAATGTACACCCATTACATGACATTGTGGTTCAATATTGGATGTTCTGGTATTTCCTTTTACAGTTTCTTCTTCAATTTTTTTTTCATATGATTTCTTATTTTTTATTAATTTTTTTTTGAATTTTATTTCTCGTTTTCGAATTTCAGCTTCTTTTTCTTCTATCTTTTGATTTTGAATATTCCATTCGGATTTATATGATTTATACCATCTTCGAAAAGGATTCATTTTAAAATATTTTTGTGTGATTATTTATTGAAAAATTATGAAAAATAAATTTATCAAATTTTTTAAAAATTAAAAAATAAATTGATTTTCCATTTACTATTTTTACAAAACAAATAAATTGAAAAAAAATGAATATATTAGAATGTTTAATTGATAAATATCCAAATGAAAATTGGAGTTGGAGTTATTGGTTAGGTAACAATCCCAATTTAACAATTGATATAATAAAAAAATATAAAAATAAACCATGGAATGGCCAATTTATTACGCGACATTGTAATATTACTTATCAAATGATTAAAGACAATTATGATATAAATTGGCGATATGATTGTTTTTTGGAAAATCGTAGTTTAACTATCATGGATTTAGATGAGATAATGAATAATCCAGATTTTATAAAGACTCACTCTCAATCATCAATGCCAATCTTATATGTTTGTATGAATCCCAATATTAATTATGATTTTATAGAAAAATTAATAAATAAAGGTTATAAAATTGATTGGTATTGGCTGTCACAAAATAAAGGCATCACATTTCATGATATTCAAAATAATTTAGACAAACCTTGGGAATGGAAAAGTGTTAGTCAAAATCCAAATGTTACAATGGAAATAATTGAAAATAATTTACAACTACCATGGGTATGGTCAGAATTACCAAATAATCCTAATTTCACATTTGACATGGTAGATAAATATCCAAATAAAAAATGGGAATTTGGGAATTCTGGATTTTCTTCGTCAAAACATTTGACAGAACAATTTATACTTGATAATCCAGGTAGTTGGAATAATTGGTTAACTTTATTTAACCCAAATATATCCATTAAATTTATTTTGGATAATGAACTACATAAATATAATTTAGACGGTATTGCTAATGGAACGGAAATCTATGAATATTATGCAAGTCCAAATTTTACTCTTGAAATGATAGAAGAATTTATACAAAATTATCCAGAAAACCACAATATTCAAAAATCGATTGAATGGAGTCGAATAATGTTCAATCCAAATATCACAATTGATTTCGTCGAAAAACACAAGGATATAATTGACTTTAATTATTTAAGTGGTAATAAATTTTATCGTAAATGGGAGTAAAATTTGATTAAATATTGTAGTATTATTTTTTGAAATAAATAAAATAAATGCAGCAATATGAATTAAATAAATGGAAATTAGTAAATCCGCTGTGGTATTTAATCCTAAAATATCCAGAAAAACCCTGGAATTGGCGTTTAATTTCAAAAAATCCAATTATTACTTGGGATATTATTCGAACAAATCCTAAAAAACCATGGAATCCAAATATTACAAAACGGATTAAACGTGAAATCCAAGATCAACAATTTCCATCAAATTTTAATTCTGAATGGCACGACGCTTCACGTATCGCAATTTGGGAACATATTAAATCAACTTCGGAAAAATCATGGCACTGGAGAGGCGTTTCGAAAAATCCAAATGTTACTTGGGATATCATCCAAGAAAACCCAGGAAAACCATGGTATTGGAGTGATATTTCATTAAATCCGAATGTTACATGGGATATTATTCAAGAAAACCCTGGGAAACGATGGGATTGGTATGGAATTACAGTAAATCCCAATATAACTTGGGATATTATTATGGCAAATCCAAATAAACCATGGAAATATAATTTTCTTTATCGTAATAAAAATATAACATTAGAGCTTCTTTTAAACAATTTGGATAAACCATGGGTTTCTAAATGTATTTCATCTAAATCGGATATTACATTGGAAATCATTGAAAATAATTTGGAAAAAATAGATTGGAATGCATTATCAAAAAATAAATTTATTTTAATTCGAAAGATGTATAAACAACAACAATTAAAACTAGGTTTATTTGTGTTAAATAATTTACCATCTAATCTTTCAAAAATAATTGTTCATGATTATTCAAAAAAAAAGGGTGATTAATTTGTGCGTCAAGTTGTGATCCAATTCCGATTTTTAATAAAATTTGATTTGATTAAAACGGGAAAAATGGAAGTTATTGGTAAAAATCCAATATTTCCAGAACAAGTGAGCAATGGTAAGACAAAATTACTATATAAATGGAAATTATTATTAAAAGGGTTAAATCCAAAAAACAAAGAAAGCACATATGGTAAATATTTATTTAACAGTGACCATTATGGATTGTCTGCTGAATTAATTTAATGAATTAGTCTGCTGAATTATCATATGTTTAATCATACGTCGAGTTTTCTTTCTTTGTGAATGCCACCAATTTGAATTATTAATGGAACACCATTTACAACAACGATTGGTGTCGCGTCCATATTGCGATTGTTTTTTGGAAAAAGTATTTCTAGAAAACACATTTTTTTTTTCCAATTTTTTTTCCATTTCATATTTTCAATGAGTTACAAATAACGAGATATTATAAAAAAATAAAGATATTATAAAAAATAAAAATTAAAAGGAAAATCAAATTTTTATTTTAGAATTATATTTGGAATTAATCTAAATATACATCTTGTTGGCCATCATCATCGTAATTATCGTAATCATCATAATCATCAAATTCTTCTTTTTTTAACAAACCTTTACTTCCAAATAAACCAAAATTATCCATCATTCCTTGTTTTTTCTTTTTGAAATTTCCCCACATAACGGCTAAAATAATCAATATAATAATGATGACAATCCATTTAATAATTTTAAATGGGATTCTTAATGGTAAAGTTATAAATCTTAATATCATTGTTAACATAATCACACATAATTATTTATATAAATTAATTTTAAACCTAAATCATCTGAATAATTAATTTTGAAAGATCATGGTGAATATATTTACAGCATATAAAGAACCCTAGTTTTCGAATATGTTTTCTACGTTTTATTTGACGAATTAATTCGTGTTTGTCTAATAATAATCTGTAATTAATTTGCTTTTGTCTTTTAGGTGAATTGGATCGCCGGCGAATTTTTTTATAATAACGTGAATGAGATGGTGATCTTGATCGTTGTTGGCGGCTTTTCCGAAATCGCGTTTTTTTATAATAACGTGAATGAGGAGGTGAATTGGATCGCTGGCGACTTCTTTTAAATAGTCTTTTTTTTTTATTTAATGAATAACGAGGTGATCGAGAATACATAATAAATATCTATAGATAATTAATATTTAAATCAATCTATAGTTATTTAAATTGAAACGAATTTATCTTCCCATTGGGAAACCAACTAAGTTGGCACCGATACCGAAACCAGTACCTTGTCGGGCAGAACTTCCAATACTTGGAGCGTACATATCCAAAAGGGCAAATACGGCAGCAGCAGTGAATGCCAAGATGACAATAGCTTCAATTTCTAATTTTTTGTTTGGGATGTAGTATGCAACAACGGCAACAGCGGAACCTTCAATTAAATATTTTAAGAATCTTTTTAATACTTCTTGTAAATCGAAAGATGATTGTAATTCTTGTAATTCGTTCTGTATTTTGTCCATTTCTATACTTTATAACCAGAAAATAAAATTTTTATAAATTACAAATAAAAAAAAGAACAAAATAAATTTATTTTTACTTAAAGAAAAAAAGAACTGCAACACTATAAATGAGCGAAAAACCAGAAGAAATAGTAGAAGATTTTTTGGAATCAGATGATCCAATAAGAGGACAAAATTTTGTGTGTATGTCCTTTGTTTCACCAGAAGATGTGTTGGCAGACAAACATATTTACAAAGTACAACATTTTTTAAGAGATTTAGTTTCCAAAAACAACATTAATTTGTCCGAAGAATATATTGAAAATTTAGAAGAAAAATATAAGGACTATGTCTATAACATTGATGATCAATTAGAACGTGAATTTTACAAAAAAAATGATTTCCGTACAACAGTGCGAGGTGTTAAAGTTCGAGGTGTATATGACACAGACAAAGAAGCACAAATTCGAGCAAAACAATTACAACGAAAAGACAAAAACTTCAATGTTTATGTAGGACAAGTTGGATTTTGGTTGCCATGGAATCCTGCTCCACACAAAATTGAACACCAAGAATATTTCGAAAATGAACTAAACGAATTAGTCCAAAAATATAAGGAAAATCAGACAGATAAAGAAGATCATTTCCGTGAAAATGTTGAATATGTCAAAGAACAAGCTGATAAGAAGGTAAAAGAACAAAAGGCAGAACAAAAACTGTTGGCAAAAAAGGAGGAACAAATAAAAATTGAAGCTCGTGCGGAAGAAATTGACGAATTGGGTTTGGAACGAAAAACTGCAAAATTGAAAACCCAAGAAATGACCACTATTTCAGAAAATCAAGAACAAGAACAGACTGTGAATGATGTAAGTACTGAAGAAAAAGTGGAAAAACCAGATTTCACATCAACTGCGGAATTGAATGATGAAGGTGCTGGAAAAATGCGAGACAACTTACAAGAAATAGATCCATGGATGGCTCGAAAAATGGCATCTAAGGAGGAATCTAAGGAGGAATCTAAGGAGGAATCTAAGGAGGAATCTAAGGAGGAATCTAAGGAGGAATCTAAGGAGGAATCTAAGGAATAAATTTTCAAAGAAATTATTTTTATTGTTTATTATTTTTTATTTTGTGAAAAGACATTTAAAATAAAAAATAAATTACCTTTTTTTTATCAAGGGTTTTGTCTGTAAATTATCCATAAATTTTATATAATCATGATTGTTGGAAAATCTTGTGTAAATATACCAAAATAAAATAATTAAGCAAACAACTTTAATTATGACTAAAAACTGAATAAATCCAAATAAACACTAAACATGTTATTGCAGAAAAAATGAAATCACGCATGACAATGCTTCGATTTTTCTGTTGGTAATTATTGTATTTTTTATATTCATCCTGTGTAAATGTATATGTGGTCATTTTATCACTTGTTATTGAAGTTACAGTTTGATTGTTACTTATAAAAGACGACATATTTTTATTATTTGGCAATATATTTGGAAAATTAAATCTTTTTTCATTGTAAAAAAAATACGTTATAAAAAATTGATTTTAATGTTTTATATTTCCATTAAAGAATAAATCCAAAAAAACATGAAAATTAAAATCTTATCTGATCTTCACCTCGAATTTTTAGGAAATCAACCACAACAATATTTAAAACAAATTAAATATGATGATCAAACAGATGTTTTAGTTGTTGCTGGAGATGTTGGGTATCCATTTGAGTCACATTATAAACAATTTTTTGATTTTGTTTCCCAACACTTTTCAAAAACATTTGTCATTGCTGGAAACCATGAACATTATAATTCAAATGTAAAAATTAATGAAATGATTATGCATTTGCGCGGGTTTTTTCAAAAATATAACAACATTACTTTTTTAGAAAACAATATGGAAATTTATCAAGGTGTCACATTTATAGGAACAACATTATGGAGTCATATTTCCAATCCACAATACAAAATAAACGATACAAATATGATTCATGATTTAACAGTAAAAGAATATAACCATTACAATGAACGAGCCGTGGAATATTTGGATGGTTGTTTATCCGCAAATAAATCCAAGATAGTTGTGATCACACATCATTTACCATTGGATCAATTAACAGATCCAAAGTATAAAAATCCCATTTTATTAAAATACAATCAATGGTTTTCCAATCAATTGGATAAATTAGTGGGAAAACATCAGAATAAAATATCTTGTTGGATTTATGGTCATACACATATGGCATCAGATCAATCTTTAAATGGAATGCGATATGTCTGTAATCCAATTGGATATCCATCAGAAAATATCGGGATTAAAAATTTTAACAAACAAATAGAAATTTGAATAATTTACAATATGCAATAATAATATTTTCATGTTCACGTGCCATAAACCATGAAATTCAATTTTATTGATTTTTTTGAAAAGGAATCTGGCATGTCTATTTTAGATAGTTTGCGAACACTTAAATTTGATAGTTTACACGATATGGCAATTAATTTGGGCAAATTAACAACTAAATTTATAAAAAATTTCAATTTTATACAAATAGGTGATTCCTATGATATTTCACCAACAGAAGTGTTTTATTTTCATAATCCAGATAAAAATGTTTATTTAATTATACAAACGGATAATGGAATTGATTATGCCACGGAATTTTTGGATATTCTCAATGATCCATTAATTCCCAATGATCTTAAAAAAACCCAATTACATCGGATATTCGACACTTCTATTTCACTTTTAAATGAAGACGAGTTTATTGATGAAATGGTATATAATGGTTATATTATTGAAAATATACATACATTGGTAGAATTATTTTCTTCTGTGCCAAGTAAGACTCCAGAAGAAAACAAATTATTATTTCAAAAATTTATTAATAAGTTGTATGACCATTATTCTTAGAAAATTTTATCTTCCCGTACGTCGACCTCTACCAGTATGATCATAACTTTCACTATCACTATCATCAATAAATTCGTCATCGTCATTGTCATCACTTG